AATTACTCTATTATATCTTTTTTGTTTTGTCTCACCTTGTATTTGAATACCAGAAACAATCATATCTTCATTAATAGATAAAACACTTGATCCTGTTCCTTCAACTTTAATTGTGTATAATCCACCACTAAATGTAAAGAAAGCCCTCATTGATGATACTATCTTTTTGACATTATCAATAAGTTTAGTTTTGTTTCCTAAAGCTGTATGTACCTCAAATAGATTTTGTGCATCTGCTCCTGTGAATGGTGTAACTTGCGTATTACAAACATTAGCGGCAGTCGTAAATGCGGTGGTGTTTATATCGCTTGCAGATAAACCTTTTCCGTATCTAGTATTAGTTAAATAATCATACAAGCACAAAGCTGGATTAGCAGAATAAGCATAAGTTGATCCTGTTAAATCAGTTAAAACTTGTTTACCTCTAAGAGTAAAATTTATTTTAGGAATTTTTCCAAATGCGTCAGCGTTATATTTAAAACGAAACATAGCGTGACATATTCCTTTACCTAAATGTGAAGATGTCCACCCCAAAGCACTAGCACCATCTGCACCTGCAAAATAATTGTTATAATCTAGTCCATCATCAGTCCCATTGAATAGCATAAATTCTGTTGGGAAAATATCTGTATCTACTTCATCTATAACTTCTACTGCTTTATACATTGGGTGATCTGTTTCAATAGTTAAACCAGATGTATTTTGAGGAGCAACTGTTGGTGTTGGAAAAGTAAAGTTTGACATACTACTAACAGTATTTGTACTTCCATAACTTGAATCTGATCCTGTGTAAGTTGCGTATAGTTGATCGTCTAAATACAGTTCAGTCATTCTAGCTATTTGACCTTCACATAGAGCAATAACAACATATAAATATTGATTATCTGAAGTAGTTGCTAACCAAACAATATTACCACCAATTCTACGAGTACCATATATAACAGGCAAAGAAGCGTCAGAGTTCCTTTTATTGACCATTATCCCGTCTCCGTGAAGCATAGCCTCAAAGTCTGGCAAATCTGGCATATCTGGCATCATCCAGCCAAATAAAAAGTCTATGGTCTCATCAAAAAAATCACCAATAAAATCTAAGCCATCATCTACAGCGTCTTTTATATCATCAACAACATCATCACACATTTAAACACCATACCCATATTTAAAACCGACACGCCTAAAATCGTGTTCAGCAAATAATTTATCTCTAGCTGGAATATCTTTTCCATCTAAAGTATTCAACATACAAGCCATTAATCTTTTATCAGCAATTGCTTTAAAAGCATTTAACAGCATACTAGCTGTTTCTGGTGTTCTATGTTCTTTATTAATCCAAAAGCCCATCTCAGTTAGATATTTTGTATCACTAAACCACCATTCAACGACTGCTCCACATACACTCCCAACAATTTTTTTATCGTGTATTAAAATTAAAACAGTTCCATTATTAATCATTTTTAAACCATACTTGCTTGCTTTGGTAAGATTTAAAGGTGGAAATACCATATCTGCTTCTTCTGTCATTTGTTGAACAAATTTTTGTAAATCAACAATGTTATCTTTAGTGGCTAATGTTACTTTATATTTACTGGTCATCTATTTTTTTACCCCATTCAATATCTACCATCATAGCATTTGAAAACTCAAAGAACTTATCTCCATTAAATATTTGTTGCTGTGAATTATCGTTAGTTCTTCTGCCTCGTTTCATTTCAAAGTTAGCCCAATGATTAGCAACATTAATAGATATTCTACTTGTCGTCATAGTTTCATTAATATTATAACCAGATATATAACCCAAAAAAATCACATAAGGATTAGAAACTAATGCACCAGCGTCAGTTAAATATGCTCTAAATATTTTAACTGGTCTATGAATATGATCATTATTAAAAAATAAACTTATAAATGTTTGACTCGCACCCTCAATAGAAAAATTAACAGAGCTTGTTACTACTTTATTTGCTTCTGTTATCGATGGTATGTCTAATATATCAGCACCAGCAGTATATGTATTGCTATCGTAAGTAATATCATAGTAAGCTGTCGTTCTATAATAGATCGTACTACCAATAGTAAATTGAATTAAATGTATTTGATCTAAATGATCTGTTGCTAATTCAGTCTTTAGGTCAGAGTGTAAACCTCTTGCCATTATATAACCTCTATAAAGTCTAATTCGTATCTAAATAAAGCGTCTTGTCCTATTTGAAATTCTTGAGCATCATTTTTCAATGCAACTGTAAATGGAACACTATCATATGTAACTGCTTCATTATCAGCTAATGCAGTTATTAATGGTGGCTCTATTGTTACTGTTGCCGCATTACTTGATGACGTTACATCAGATACGACCATATAAACTTTATCGTGTGAAGCAAACTTAATATAATCACCAGCTTTAAATCGACCAGCACCATCACCAGCAAATGCGTCCATAGCAATAGTTGTATCAGCAACAGCGTGTACTCCGTTCACTAATACTGATCCTGTTTCAGTTCCTAATGCGTCATCAATAATTGGTGGTGTATATGTAAATGTTTCTTTTCTACCTCTTTGTGAATTAATAAAAGCAAATATAGGAGCAAAGTTTGTTCTAGTCATTGGTGGAAACGATACTGTCATTTCCCATCTTTGGTTTTGTAATTGTCTAGCCTGTCTGCGACCACTAATAGATGTAGATACAATCGTTGTTTGATTGTTTTTAATTTTTATAGCGTTTGCAGTCGGTGTTGTTGGAAATGAACCACTCATACTAATGCCGCCTGACCTTTATTATTCAAAGCAGTATTAATCATATTTACTATTTGTCCTCGTCTTGTATCTAGTAAAGCACCGAATGACTGTGCGTCTACTGTTGTTATGTTAAAGTTTACAGTATGACCACCACTCGGTAATTGATGATTAGGTGTAACTGTTCCAGCAGTAGCTGGTGTAAATAATTCTGGCCCCCTTTCTCCAACTAAGAATGGAGTTCCTTGTTGTCTTGATCCACCAAACATAGCGGGTGGTTGTTGTGCCGCAATAGTTGCAACTTGTATAGCACCCATTGCACCGATAGCTATTGCCATTGGAATACCAAAAGCACCACCTTGTGCTAATGCTTTACTAACACCAGCTGCAGTATTCATTATAGCTTCGCCAATGTTTAATGCTTGATTTAATCTAAACATTTTCTTATTCATCTTTGCCGCTTCTTGCAAGGTTGCTCTAGCACTATCTTTGACAAATTGACCTTTTTCTTTCTCGGTCATATCAGCAATATTTATTTCTTGGAATTTACCAGATTTAAATTTGTTTAAGTTTTGTTGATTAAATCTTTCTCTTTTTTGTGCTTCTGCTTTTTGAATTGCTGTTATTTTTTCTTGGAAATTTAATTCTAATGCTACTTTTGTTTCGTGCAACTGATTAAATAAAACTAATTCCTCTTCAGAAAGTTCTCTTGTTTTACCTAATTGTGCGTCTCTTTTTATTTGACCAAGTTTAATAAGTTGTTCTTGTACTAATTCAAATTCTTTATTATTTTTTTCAGTAAGTAATTCTAATTCAGTTTTATTTGCTTGGATAATCCCACTTAAATCTCTACTAGCTTTAATTTCTTCTCTTGGTTTTGGACCGCTACCTGCGACATCACGCATAGTCGGTCTATTTTTTTCAAATGAAATCCTACTAAAGACTTTTAACTGTTCTTCTAATACTTTTAATTCTGATTCTAATTGTGTTACTGCTTTTTTTGATAAATTTTCTCTAGTTAAACCTCTGTCAGCTTCTAATTTTGCTTGTGCTTTTTCTAATTCTAATCTTTTTTCTTGTACTTTTATTAATGCCTCTGAGCCAGTTGCAGGTTCTAAATCAGCAATAGCATTTTTAAGTGCCTTAAATTTACTTGTTAAGAAAACAACCGATCCCGTAAATACAGTTATTGCCCCAAATATAATATTTCTCTTTGTTGCCATATTAAATGATGTCATAGCAACAGTCATTCCATTTATCGCTGTCGCTATTCCAACAAATACACTCGCTATTTTAAGTGAAATTATACTTGCAAATACTGTTAAGACTGTATCAGCATTATCTTTTAAAGACTTAAACGTTTTGGCTAAACCAATAACCGCAACGGATAATGTCTTGCCAATCATAATAGCTAGTTTCTCAGTAGATCTTGCGTTATCCTCAAAGAATTTATTTAAACTACCCATCGCTTGTTTAAGGCTAGCAAAAAATGTTTCGTTTATTTGATTTTTAAAGGTGAATAATTTATCACCTAACATTGAGACTGTTCCCTCAAATGTTTCTGCTAGTGCGTCTGTTGCTGTAGCAAATCTACCATTGCCACTAAATACATCTTCAAATGCTTTTATAGTATCTTCAATAGATACTTTAGCACCTTGTTGAAAACCTAATAAACTTCTAACACCTTTTTCTCTAAATATATCTGCGGCAGCAATACCACCACTAAATGCTCTTTGAATTTGACTAGCAGTAGTTTGAAAATCTAATCCTGTAACTGCGGCAACATTACCTGTAATTTCTAATATACGAGATAGATCGTTAGCATCTTTTGATACAACTGCAAGATTACCAGAGGCTGACGCTATGTCCTCCAAACTAAATGGCACTTTACTTGCAAATTTTGCAAGATTATCAAATGCTAATGCACCTTCTTGAGCGGAGCCAAATAAAAACTTAAATCTAACTTTTAAACTTTCAACTTCTTTGCCTGTTTGTACTAAATTCTTAATTAATAAACCTGTACCCAATCCTAAAAAAGCATTACGCAAATTAAAAACAGATTTTTTTAATCCATCTAAACCTTTTTTAGTAGCATTGACAGCATTTTTGGTTTTATCCTGTGCAACTATATCTATTTTAACTTTTTTATCAGCCATTTATCTCCTAGCTCTAGATTTTGCCATATTCATTTGATGTTGTTCTTTTTTGTTTTTATCTTCTAAAAATACAATCCAAGTCATAAATTCTTCAACTGAAAATTTTTTAACTTGATGTATAGGAATTTTAAGATAATCGGCTAATTGAACTATTGCAGAATAGTCGAAGTCGTTATCTATTTTTTTTTAATATCTTCTTTTGTCGGTGTGAGCATTAACCAAGTCGCTAGGTCTGCGACTAAATCTGGGTCTGCTTTTTTCATTAAATGCATTTTATGCTCAAGTGTAAATAAATTTTTACCTTGCTCATCTAATGCTAATTCAATTAATACATATGCCAGTCCAGTGATTGTGTCAGCTTCCATTTTCTTTAACAACTTGCCTTTTTTTTCTAATGTTAAAGGCTCTTTATATATTGTTAAATCCCAGTCTTCAAAATATTTGCTTTCGCCTGTACTTAAAGAATTGAAATGGTCTTTAATTTTATCAATAGCTGACATATGTATTTTTTATCCTAATTTGTATTAATTGTCAAATTATACTGTACCTCTAGAAATAGCACCATTTATTTGACAAGAAATAGATAATCTAATTAGATCGTCCATAGTAACTGAAACAGAGTTCCCTGTTACAATTGCTGGTACTGTGTAGAAATAATCTCCACTATCAGCACCTTCTGGGTAAAGTAGTAAAGTTACACCTGTTGCTTCTTGTAATACGACCTGACCATTTGTATCAGATTCGTCCCAAGCGGCT